TACATCTAATCTCCAGTCACCTGCTTCGGGTAACGGTGAGAACACTATCTTGAAACCAAACTTCTGCTTAACCTCGTCAAGCGTTGGGTAGTCATCAGCCTTGAACAATGCACCTAAGTGTTGCTGTGCATTAGCTACGATTGTTGGGTAGTCATTGAAGAACTTAGTACACATAGTCTCGTATGTGATCTTCATGTTATTGATGTGCTGCTTATACTCTAAGACTAAGCCCGTAGGTAGAAGCCTTGCACCTTTGGATGCCCACGGCATAGTCATGTCATTGTGATACAGGCGAATCTTTGCTGCGTACTTGCCGATGTCAGAACATAGTGTCGAACCTGCTGTCAGATTCTTGTACACCTTGCTTGCATCATGTGCTGCGTTGTGATTTGCATTCACTGTATCTGCTACGTTACGGTCTAACTTACTTGCACCCCAGTTAGATACGTTTAACTCTACCAATACTGCGCTTGATGATATACCCATGATTAGCTCCCTTGTTGTGTTGAATTACTCTTGTGGTTTACCTGCTAGCTTGTACAACTTATACAACTCATCACTCATTAACCTCATAGCTATACCACTACGAACCTCCATAGGGTACACATGATATGTATAGCGTGACTCTTTTGATTCTTCTTCTCTGTTATATTTCTCTTCTTATATCTCAGCCCTACCTAGTACATCCATCAGTGCTACACCATCTTTAGTATCCATAACGAATGACTTGTACCCCATATCAAGTACGATCTTAGCCATCTTAATCTCCTTTGATGTGAATAGTTTTACCATTAGGTGCAGTATAGTAATAACCTTGCACTCCATCTCTATCTTTTCCTAACCTTACAATTGTTCTCTTGCCGTTTATTGTGACAATTCGATCTTTAGGTAACTTAATTGAATCAAATGGATCTTGAATGTCTACCGTTGGATCTGGAGATTCAAAGGAAGTGGCATAATTTCTATATTGTTTGATTGTTGGTTTCAGTGAATTTCTTTTGTTATTCATAGCAGAATAAGCAAGTGTATTCAAATCTTCTCTCTGCTCATCAGACAAAGTTCTAGTAGAAAGGAACTTTTCATGAATACCTCTTAATTGTTCTGGAATACTCTTTTTACCAGCAATTGTTTCAATATCGCCCTGTTGAACAGCGCCACCCGGATCAAGAATTTTTGCAACGCTATAAATAAGAAACGCATCCGAAGCACCACGAGCAGCCGGGTTATTGTAAGCAGAAACAAAATTATTAAACCTGTTAGCGACTTCAAATGATTCTGATACGTTTTTATTTTGCACATAGTTAGTCGAATTCTGGCTAAGAGCTTGTGCCTTTTTTACTGGATCATTTAAATTAAAATAGTTTTTAGGAGCGCCAGCAGTCTTCCTTTTAATATCCTGTTGAAACAAAGTTGGATCAAGTTCTTGAAGAATCTTTGCGTTTTCAGAAAGAATAGCTTGCAGCTCTGAGTTAATTTGTTCCGCAGTCAAGCCATTAACTCTTTCTTCAAGAGCTTTAAATCTTGGCTTTAATGTAGTGTAAATATTTTTGCCCTGAGATGGCAAAGAAGCAATAAGCGAAGCCTTATTAAGTTGAGTACCGCGATTAGTACCCTGAACCTGAGAAATCGTATTGTCAGCCGATATTTGGTAAACCTCTCCTTGGTCTGTTGGTAATCTTTCTGCTTCAGCTTCTTTTGAAGTTAATAGTCTAGTTTTTGCTGTTGTTGGTATTTCTGTAATATTTCCAGCGTTACTTATTTGATATCGTTTATTTGGATCAAGTCTGTTTTTAATAACGTCTTCTTCTGACAATAATTTTGTACCGCCATAATCAATAACAAGTCCTTTCTTACTAGAAATTAACTTGCCATCTCTAAACATGAATGTTTCTTTAGGATCAAGCCTATCAGCCTCATCTTGGAAAAATTTTGCAGTCTTATCATCACCACGAGATATAGCTAGTGTGGCTTTCCTTCGATAATCATTAGCTTTAGCAACATTAGCAGGATTAACCAATGAGACAACTGGTTGTTGATTACTACTTACAGAAGCAGCAGAATTAGACGCAACAACAGGAGCAATGGCAGTAACAGAAGCATCACTAATAACTGGCCTTTCAGCAGAGCCTTGAGTAGAATCTTGAGTAAAATCAGCCCCTAATCCGTATGCCTTTGCATTTTCTCTTAAAATTACTTGTTCCATTGCCTTACCAGCGTCAATATCAAACAGCGGAGCTAAATCAGGATACTTTGCTTTAGCACTCTCAATGCTTCTCATCTTTCTAACCGCTTGACCTTGTGCCAACTGAGTCTGTGCAATCTGTTGCTGTGTGACGTAATTCTTAACGCCCTGCTCATAAGCACCACCAGCAGCACCAAAGCCACCACCCAATGCACCTAAGATGTTCTCAGCAGCAGAACGACGAGGCCCAGTACGGCTCATGCCTTGAGCTAGTGCAAGACCAGCACCTAGCAAGCCCTGAACATTAGCCCGGTTCTGCAAGTTCTGAGTTTCTTCAGCACCAAGCAATCCCCCAAGATAGCTAGGAGCAGCTTGACCAAAGACATTAGGAATGTAATCTGAAAGTGCCATATATCACCCTAATAGGGAAATTCGTTGCGGTCTAAGAACCGTATCTTGCTGTGAACTAAGAAGGCTAGCGTAATCACCACCTTGAATCTGACTACGGTTAATCTGACCCGGAGCAAGCGGCTGTTCTTGAGGCTGCTGCATTGCTTGTTGGGCGTAAGTCAATGCTTGATTAGTTAAAACTGGATTCTGTTGGGCATATTGACCAACTTGACCCAATCTGTCACCAAATGTGTATTCGTAACCTTGTCCCGGCTCAACACCAGTCATACCTAAAGAAAGCGGTCTTTGCATACCAATAGCAGTAGCTTGGTTGGATGTTAAAGGTTGTGTCATATTTTTCGTTAATGACTGAAAACCATCAGTAGGAGGAGCAAACAAACCACCTTTAGCGGCTTCATTAGCAATATTAGTCGGCATTTGAGATGCTGCTTGCTGTGCTGCGGTTTGGAATCCTACGTTTGTTGCAGATGTAGGTAACGCAGATGTTACCAATGCAGGATTAGTTGCAACAGTAGTAGAGCCAGACAATGCGCTAGGCAAAACACCAGCAGCGTCATCAGCAAAAGAGAACAGATTAGAAAGACCACCAGCCCCCATAAACGCATTACCAGCGCCACCTAGAGCGCCACCAAGCAATGCACCTTGCAACGGGTTATCACGATTAGTTAGACCGCCAATAGCGGAACCAATCAATATCGGAGCAGCAGCAGCACCCATGATTTAGCCTTCTCTTTCCGTAATAGTTCCTTGAGGAACACTGCTAAACAAGTTAGCAAATTGATTAAGTTTTTGCTGTGGCAAGTTTTGAGCAAAGTTAAAGCGGTTAATTGCGTCTTGCAGTTCAGCAGCAGAATACTGTTCACGAGCTTGGCCTACTGTCAGCAGTTTCTGAATATCAGCGTAGTCAGTAGCAGCCATCTGAGGAGCATACTGACTAGCAGCAATCTGTCTAGCACGTTCAGCTTCAGCCGAGCCGTAAGCCAACTGACCACCTTGCTCCAACATTGCACGAGCAAATACGTCTTGAGCGCGAGCTTCTTGCTCACCTTGAGCAGCAGAGCCATAACGACCCATCGAGGAAGCCTTAGACTGAAGGTTCTGAACATTCTCAGTAAATACATCACCAGCCTGACGATTAACACCAGCCAAAGCACCCGATAGGAATGGATTAACGCCCCGTCCTTGAATCGTAGCTAGTTGCTCTGCCTGTGCTGACCGAACCAGCGGAGAGCCAGCCATAGCCCGTTCCTGAGCCATATTAAGAGCTGACTGAGTAGACTGAGATGGCGAGACATAGGTCTGACCGGGGAAGAATGTAGGCGTACCAGACTCGTAAAGTCGCTTGCCTTCTTCTAGGCCATAAGTAACATAGGGCTTGATGTCAGGATCAATGCTCGTTGTTGTTTTTGCAGGTTCCCTGCTGCTTCCACCGCCCATATTACACCTCGCAAATCCATTGTTTAGGACGGAAACCAAGCTGTTTCGCCCTACGTTGCCATCCTCGACGATGGCTAGAGAAAGTTAGATATTTGACATTACCTTGACGACAGATGTCTTTTATGTATTTTAATCCAGATTCAACAATTTGATAATTGTTTTCTAACGTCCAAGCAGCCCATAGGTGCATTGTTTCGCCCATAGGTTGCAGGATAAAGAAGCACTTAAAATGGTTATTATCTAATCCTACCCACAGCATTGCTTTTTGATTAAAGCAGTCTGTGTACACATCTTCTACTATCCAGTTTTCTGGGCTATACCCTTTAATTTCATCTAAGCCGGGGCGTACTGTAGGCCACCAGTTCCTAAGTTGTTCTACAGGTATGTACCTAAACTCCATTAGCCCACCACAATGTAACCATAGGTTTTGTCTGCCGTATTGTTTGACCAGTGCGTAAGAGTAGCACTTCCTTGCTGTTGGCTGGAAACATACACGTTGGAAGTTGCTGCTGGGGCAACATAACTCATGGTAACAATTGCGCTAGGAACTGCCGGGCGAGTAGGAGATGTACTCGTATCAAAATGCTCTATAGAAACGCCTGTATCTGTAACCCGCCACATAACTTCAACGTAATCATTAGCCTGAAGCTCAAGGAAAAAGTTAAGCGCAGCAATTAAATGACTAGGATCACCGCCGCTTTTTCTGGCTGGTATATGAAACCGGCTATTAGATGCTGCAATGTTTGTACCGTTTTTACGGAACCATACGTCTACGTCTTGACCATCGTTAGTTGTATTCTTAAACTGAATAGAAAATTGCAGGTTGTAAATACCGTAGTTTCTGACATTTATCCTTGAGCTATTAGAAACATAAACCCCATTGCTAAAGTCAGTTGTGTTTAATGTCACCGCATAAGCAGTCGTGGTATTAGCAGCAGTCTGGTCTGTGGAGTCCTGAAACGCTCCGTAAGGCGTAGAATCAGCTTCAGCAACATCAGACACCGGAACCAAGAATATCAGGCTGTCAAAGCCTATACGCTCGTCGTTAATGGTGGTTGTAGCTACATTTCCTGTGGCTAACGTAATCCGACCGATATTATTGGTCTTACCGTCCATAATCCCACGAACGACCTCAGCAACACCACGAGCATCGCTACCAAATGGCGGTAATGTACGGAACTGAGTCATCGATTACCCTGTTTAACAACGTCAAACTCTAAGCCAACAACAGTTTTCCAGTTAGCCCCAGTAGGAGTTAGCCTTAGTCGATGGTACTCACCGTTAGACCGCAAGCTCACACGGTTTTCTGCATCAGCAGCCGTATCTGAGCTAAATTCCACTTGTTCAGCAAGATTATCCCGGCTTGCAATAGCTATAGAACCACTACCACCGTCCACAATAGGCTTTGCTAGCATGACCGTAGACCTGCCTACATCAATATCACCCGTTGATATGTTCGCAGTCTTAGGCTGGCCTGAAAAAGTAATAATCTTCTGTTCACTAACACCAGCAAATAACAATTGTCCACCAGCAAAAACACGCGAATCAAGAGGAATATCAAGCGCATCAATGCTTGCGTTATAGTTGTCTAGCTGCTCTAACGTAGCTGAAGGTGTTAATACATAAGCAATTGATGTCGCTGTAGTATCTGCGTATGACCATTTGCTAAGGTCAATCGAGTACATCAGCATAGTCTTATTACCAAACGTATTATTAAACTTCCATATTATTAACTTTGTAACAGGATTAACTGTCGCACTCATCCCTGTAAGTATTTCACCGGGAATGGCATTGTCAAAGAACCAGCGGTTTACTTTCTCGCTACCTATGTTCTTCGTTGACTGACCATCACAGACATAGAAACCATCGTCTGCAAGGAAATACGTTAGGTTGCCGTACTGAGCAATAGACCCGTTAGAAATACAGCCCAAAGACCGGCTAATAGCGTCAAACTGGAAGAAGAATGGTGAGCCTGTGTAACTCATCCGGTAGATAGCACGTTCTAAGAAGATCAGACCGTACTCACCACCAGCCAAACCTGTAATATCGCCACCGTCAGGAAGTACCTGTGTATCAGACTGAGAAGCAGAGCCAGAAGTCCAATCCGTCTCGTCATTTATGTCTGACCAGTAAACCTTACTTGTTTCTGTCGCATCACTAGCAGCCACAACAAAGTCACGTACAACGGTTACAAACTTAGCCGTAGGAGCAGCAGCAGCCAAGTCACCAAAGTAAGTTGATGAATTCAATGTAAACGCTTGCAACTTATCCTGACCATTAGCCAGAATCATCTTTGCACCAAACTGGGTTACATCCCAACCCTCAACAGCCGTATATCCGCTAGTGGTAAGCGCATCCAAGCTAGCATCAGCGCTATCAAACTTATAAATTTGGGTTGTGCTAGCTGCGAACAATGTACTAACGCTGTCAAACTTACCGGCAAAGGTAATGATTAGGTTAGCACCAGCAGCGTCAGAGTAATCAGCCTCGCTCTTAACTGGAGCATATCCGTTAGCAACTGGATAACAGTTCTTTGCGTCTGTTACTGCACCTGTTACGCCGGGTTGATCTGGCAACCACTCACCGAATAGAATTTTTTGCATGGTTAGCCTTTAGCGGAAGACCGCATAAAAAACTCTTGTGTAATCTGTTAATGCGTTAGCAGCGCTTACAGAATAAACTCGCAAAGCTGAAGTTGTTGGAACCGCAGAAGAATCAAATGCACCCGTAAAGCCAGCCGTTGCGCCGGGAGAAACACCAACAACTCCAGAGGCTGAATAATTTGCATCAGGCATCGCAGTCGTAAAGTTCACTGTGTAGTCACCAGTCCCATTGTCAGTAATTGACGATACGTTACCGCTTGCTCTAATCGCAACAGTTCCAGTACCGTTAAAATTAACCCAAGCCCTACAAGCATACGCTGTAGCTACAGAGCCATAACCAGAGTTAAACGAAAAGTTACCGCCTGAGGACATAGAGGCTACATCTGCTGTCGTAGCGCCACTATTGCCGACACCAATGCGAACAGTACCGTCAGGGGTAGAAGGCTGGTAAATAGTAAAGTTATTTGTAGCCGTTACAGACTGCCCTACTTGTACATTGTTCGTCTTTAATGTTGACATTTAAATCCCCAATGCTGCTTTGATCTCGTCAGGTGTAGCTGCTGCGTTAATACTCGTCTGGATAGCTGCGTACTTGTCACGGATAGCCTGACGAGCCGCTTCTGCACCGTCTAATGCACCCGGTATCTGCTTGGCTATCGCTTCGTCGTAAGGCTTGAATTCTTCAGCCCTAGCAGCTCGACGCATATCGTGACCAATAGCTTTAGCCTTTGTTACGTCAATTACGATGCCCATGACCAAGCCCCTCTAAATGTACGATCTGAAGGAATATCCGCTACGTTTACGATCTCGTAAGGCTTACCTGCTGGCACGTCTTTAGCAGCGATTTCTTCAATGGTTAAGCCACACTCAGCGGCTGGAACTATGACTGCGACACCGCCGTCATCTGTTGGGTAAATTATGC